AGGCATATTCCCCCCTCCTCGCAAACTGACGCCGGTAAAATTCATATAACTCCTCATCCGAGGCAAACTCTGGCACTTGGCCTATTACATAAGGCCGGACTTTCTTATTGTATTCCTTCAGGGTTAGCACTTTGAAAGTCAGGGTTCCGAAGTCCTTGCGGCCTTCCTCGAGGGTATCCTCAACCCGGTGCCAGACAAACCCGTCTTTGGTCTCCTTGACAAGCCGGCCGTAGAACCGGTGCCCGCGGTTGGTGCTGTGGAACTCCAAAATGTTCCCGCGGATTTCAACTCCAATGGCTAGTATCAATGGCGGCCGCAGGCCAAAGGAGCTATCCTTGACTAAATAGAGCACTTTGTCGCTAATCACTTAAATCATCTCCTGTACTCTAATAAATTCCTCTAACTTTTTCCCGTTAACCTCTTTGATCCCGGCTTGGCGGAGCGCTTTAATCAAGGCCTGCCGCTGGCGCTCGGTATCGCAGGTAACCCCGATGATGCTTTCCTTGCGTATTCCCCGGCGGAACATGACCTCGTTGCTGGGGCGGTAGGAACTGTTTAGTCGGGCAACGAATTCCTCGGCGCCCAGCCTGCGCTGGAACCCCCGGTCCTCGCCCACGCCGCCATAATTGTCGTGCCCGTAGGCGTACCAGTCCGTCCTATCCATTTCGCTCACGTCTATGATGAGCCGGTAGCCGTTCCCCTTGAAGGAGTCGCGGAACCGGTACTTTCCCCGGGCGTCCCTCGGCACCAAGCGCACAAAGGCACTATCTGCTCCGCCTGACACGATATCCTCCGCTTGGCTGGCTCCCCGGTTAGTCAGCATGCCGTTCAGGTACCGCTGCAAGGTGGACATGAGTCCCGGGCTATCGGGAGAGAGGATATCGACCACCACCTGGGGGTCTTCCGAGACTCCCGCAAAGAGGTATTCCGCACCCAGTTTCTGGTATTCCTTGCTAATGCCTTCTTCCACGAAAGTCTTGTACCCGGGCCAGACCTCCTTTTCCACCAGCTTGTTTGCCCGGGCCGGATCGATGCCCTTCTCCCGCAGCAGGCGCTCCATCTGCTCGACGGTTCGGCCCTCCAGACCGATCCGGTATTCTTCCCTGGGGGCATGCTGCCAGGCTAACCTGGAGAGCCGCAGCAAGCGCTCCTCCTCAGGGGTGGGGTCGGCGATGGCGGCCTCCAGGTTCAGCTTTTTCAGGATTTCCTGCGCCCGCTTTGCCGCCCTCACTCCGTCCGTTTCATAAATCCTGATTTCCAACTGACCCATTAAGGCTCGCTCTCTGGTAGTGCCGGCAAAATAAACCGCTACGTCCTGATCGCTCAAATACCAAGCCTGCCCCACTCTTGTATGCTCGCGGCGTGTCATCTGATAAACACCCTTGGTTCGGTCGGGTCTTCCTGCCTGGAACGTGAAGCTCCCGCGGCCTGCCCCCATTTTCTTGAGGGCCTTTTCTACATCGCCGTGATAGACCTGCGGGACCTTCAAGGTCACCTGGAACCCAGCCTGGCCGTCCTCCTCAATCCGACGGATGGTGATCTGTTGACCCTCGATCCGTTTTCCGTCCTTGCGGACCGCTATACCAAACGGCGTCCTGGGTACCTGGTTAAAGTCCTCCAGGATGTCCGCTCCAGAAGGCGCTTCCAGTTTTGGCAATGGAGGCTCCTTAATTGCCGCCCGCAACCTGGCCCGGGTGCGCTCCTTAGCAATTATGCTGATCGCGTGGGCCTTATCGGGGTTCGCCAAGGCCTCCACCAGTTCCTTTTTGGTCATTTGCTGGAAGTACTTTATTTTTTGGGCCTTGGCCATTTCCTTAAGAGCTTTAACATTGAGCTTTTGTAATTCCTCCTTGGTCATAACTCTGGCCGCTAGGGGAGCTTTGACCATCTCAGCCCCACTCATCTCGTCCGCGAACTTAAAGGTGCCCCTGAACTTGGGGTCTCTAGCCTTCAAGAGGCTCGTGAAGAACTGCCGGAATTGCTCCCTGGTCTCTTGTTTCCTCTTGACCGCCTGGTCCAGGAAGGCCTCCGCTTTGGCTCCCTTGCCGTGCAGCGCTTCGGCGTAGGGCCGCAGGATGGCCCGGTACTCCTCATCGGGAATGGCCTCCAACCGTTGCAGGGCTGGCAGGACGGTTTGCAGGTCCAGATCTACCTCCTTATTGGCAAAGGCCCGGTAGATTGTATTGTAAATGGGTTCCTGTTCCCCATAGACGGCGTTGGGATGGTAGTCGAGGCTCATTTTCCATGATTTTGGGTCCGCAATGTAACGGAACGCCTGTTCCTTGTCGACACTCAATATCCTGCCGTCCTTAAGCCGGATAAAGTTCCCCCCGTGACTGTCGAAATTCCCGATGACCCAGTCCAGGACATGCTCTCGCTGAATTTGCTTCCAGTCCTCTGGGGGCAAGCTCTTCCAGTTAATCTGCTTCAGGTTTCCTTCAACATCGGTAAACAGTTTCTGCAGGGTACCAAAGTGTCCCTGGTTATCTATGGTTACCTTGACCTCTATGAACTCCCCCGGTTCATAGAGGCGTTTGGCAATCTCGGAAGCCGCCTCCTGCACGTATCCCCTAAAGGGCTCCAACTGCCCCTGTTTGGACTGCGCCGGTTTGAAAATGTATTTCTGGCCGTCCGGCCCCTGGTAAATAAATTTCTTACCGGCACCGCCAAGGTAGGCCCCGCTGCCGACATATTCGAGGTTATCCATGGAGGGCAGGTCGCTTTTGGGCTTGGGTTGTTCAAACTTAATGTCCAGCGGCTCCTGGCTTACCGTGATATCACTGAATGACGACACAATGTACGTTGTCCGGCAATGGTAATGATAAGGAGGTAGGGCCATTCCTCCCGCCGCGAGCTTTTCGGTGCTCCAGGCCTGGACCTCCTTAACCTGCCGCCATGGGTGAATTGCCTTGATGTCCTCCGGCGTCTTGGCGTTCAATACGGCGTCTCTTAGTGCCACGGCATGCTCCACCTTAAACACCTTGCCGTTCATAAACCGGCAAATGGGGGAAGTTCTCTCGTCCATCACGGCCAGTATCTCATATTCCGAGACCTGGGCTTCCACCATACTCTGCACCCCACCAAAGTTCCGGGCCCGGTCCACGGTGGTAGCCGCCAAACCGCGCCAGTAAACATCACTCTTGGCAAACCGGTCGCCCAGCGCGGCTTTTAACCGCCGGCCCACCTCTTCCCGGCCCAGGCCTTGCTCCAAGGCCAATTGTCGCACAGTACCGGCAATGTTCTCCCCCAGATGGCTGTCGTAGTAATCCACGATCCAAAACACCGTATGGTCTGCCAGCCACTGACGCGCCTGCTCATCTATCAGGTCCAGCTTCGGCTCTATGCCCACCTGGTGGCCTACCAGCTTCCGGCCCAGGATGTAAGCCGTACCCACCAGGTTGGTTACCTGTTCCTGGGTCATGGCTTGGAGTCCAGGCCCCATTTCCCGGGCGATAGTGCTAAGCAGGAGCTTGATTTCCTTCTCGTCAATATCGCCCTCAAAAGACTGCAGGAGGGCAGCCCCTTTGTTGATGGCTTTTTGCGCCTGGGTATTCCAACCTTCAAGCAAGACATCGGCCAGCTTTTGTTCGACCTTGCCGAGGTTCTCCTCTGTAGCTGCCATTTTCGCCCCTGCTCCGAAAAGTTGTCGTTCCGGGCTGGTTTCCTTTTGAACAGGTACAAAAAGGAGGAAATCCAGGATATAGTCTATGGCTCTGGCGACTTCCCGCCGTTCTTCCTTACTGAGCAAGGCCCAATTCATAGTCCTCCAGCCTCTTTCGCACGTTAATTAGGAAGCTGGCGAATTTCTTCACCGCCTGGGCTTCCTCTTCGGGTGAAGCCGTGGAAGCTATTCCGGCGCGCAGCTTGGCCAGGTAAGCCTCCAAGGGCTCCTCCAGCCAGTCGGCGCCCTTTGGATCGGGCAGTTCCTTATTGAGAATTTCCTCCATGATGCGCCGCGCTTCTTTGGTGGTCATTCCAGCCTTGACAAAGACATTGAGCATTTCGGTCATATCCTTGGCATTGTCCGCCGTAGGCGCCAGGCTCTTGAACTCCCAGTACTTCACGTTCATAGCCGGGAAAAGCAGCCGGTTAATGGTAAAGTCGAAGTCGTCCCGCTCCGGCCCAAAAACCTGTTCCTCGGCCACCCGCTTGCTTTCCTCTGCGGTGGAGCGGTTGAAGTCCTTCGTTCGACCGACATAGATAGGGGGTAGACGGAAAGCCGAACGCACTTTTTCCTGGTTTTTTTCGTCGTACTCAACAAATAGGGCATCTTTCTGCTGGGCCTCGGTCAAAGGCTTTATCTCAATACCCGCTTTCTGGCCCGCCGGCGCTAAGGGGTTGGGGGTAGTCTCAGCCTCAATAACGAGGATTTTATGGAACCCCTTTCGGCCCTTGATGTTATTTTTGATATAATCCTCGATGGTTTTAACGCTTTCCTTGGCCAGTCTGCCGGATACGAGAACGGCCAGCGGAGGTACGGTTTTATTGTCGAAATACTCGTAATTGACTTCCTCGGCCTGCCGGCTGCCCCTTACTGCCAGGATGGTTCCTATCCAGCGCGGAATGCCATAGGGCGACCGCGGGGAGTAAATCTTGAAATGAATAACCTCTGTTGCAAGTACAACGTCCGGCCTTTTTGCTTCTTCTTCGGTCAGCACTTTGCCGGTCTTGGCATCTATTAGCCGGGGATCACCGAACTCCCTAAAATAAACCGTCTTGCCATCCCTAATCTGGACGAACCGCCGGAACCTTTTGCGGTGGAGAATCTCCTCATAAGTATTGTCGTCCTTTTTCACCCGCAAGACAATGTCAGTCGGTTCATGATCCAGGGGGGTAAGGCGCATGGTATAGCTCTCCAGATGCTCTATCCCGGCAATTTCACCCTTGCCGTTCCGCAGTATCTCCCAGTAGGCGTTGCCCGTCGTCTCTAGGTCTCGCCTGGTTTTCCGCCTGATTTTCGTGAAGCTCTCGTCCGGGTTACAATACCGGAAGAAATTCTTTATGCGGCGCCGTTCGGCCTCCACCTCGGGAGAATATTTCCCGTCTGGGCCCGGCGTAACCCCCTCCGCCGGCTCCAGCGTAAAGCCAAACCCATCGATATTGGTCTCCATGGCATCTATACACTGGCCCAGGATGTTGGAGTACTCGGGGAGCAAGGTGAGCACCCGCAGGTCATATGGCGGCTCGATCACTCCCCCTTTTCCATATAGCCCGGCAAAGGGGTCCTCCTCCAGTTTGTTACTGGTGACTATCTCCTTGCCGCCAAGCACCTGGGCCTTGTAGATGGTCGCCTGCAAGGCCTGTTCCTGGCTTTCAGCCATAACTCTCACCTGCCTACCCAATAATCAAAGCCCGGCCGCCCTCGCCTCCATCGGGCTTCCAGATCTGCCACGGGGTGGCTTTCCGCATCTGCCAGGCGACACATAGGGCTGTTACTGTATCGTCATAATTCCCTTCCCCGTCCGGAGCTCCCGCGCTGCCGTTGTCCTTCCACTCGAAGGCGATCATCTCGCCTTTGGTGGCCTCATCATAGACTGTAATAAGCCCCTGGCGGACTGCCTCCTCGGCCTCGTCCACCATCATAAACTTAGTAGCCGAGTTTGTATCCCATCCCGGTTTCTGAGGCTTGTAAAAGTAAAGTCCTGGGGTTTCGAATTCCAGCAGCTTTACTAATACTGCGTGCCCGTGGTTGTTTCGTTCCACCCCCAGGACCACCCCGTATGGCTGGCCCTGTCGGTATTCCCTGGCCAGCCGGTCCACGTAGACCGCCAGCACCTGCGGTTTTAGCGCACCGTGGAGAATGGCAACCTGCTCCCAGGTGGACATCTTGAAGACCTGGGCGCAGGCCCGGTCTCCGTCCGGCAAGCCCTCCGAGGTATCCACCCCGATGGCGTACCGTTCCCCGGGCACCGGCCGCTCCCATACGCGGGAGTAATTGTCCTGGTAAATCGGCTCTTTCTTCGGCCAGCGTTGGATGATAGTGGCATCAAATACCGGCCGGCCACTCTGCAGGAAGTTGCACTCATATTCCCGGGCAAACTTCCTGGGCCCTAATCGCCGGATTTTGGCCCGCCGCCATTTAATCTGCTCCGGCGTGAGGTTATAGTTGGCTATAAGGTTAAGCTCTTCGTCCGAATAGGGCTCGAGGCTTTCGCCGGGCTTTAGCGACAGCCTGTATTCCGGGTTTGCCCACCACGGGTATTCGTGTAACCTGAACTCGCTTTGCCCGGCCCGGGCTTTTTGGACCTCGCGATGGAAATAGTCTCCTACGCCGTTTGGCGTGCTTTCTATCGTGATACTCCCGCTTTCGGGCACCGCCTCAAGTAAGCCTGTAATGGTTTCCTCCGCGTTCGGCCAAAAGGCGACCTCGGTAGCCAGCAGGTTGTTGATGGTTTCCGACCTGCCGGCATCATCGGTGGCCGAGGCGATAGTAATCTGGCTTTCCAGGTCCGGAAAGGTAAACTCGTATTTATTGTCGTACCGCACCCGTGGCCGAAACTCGGGCGGGATGCGGAAGAACATCAGTTTGAGGGCAGCCAGCAGCTTGCCTGCCGCTTCCCTTTTATGGGCCACGATCTTGGTGTGGGTGGCCTCGTTGGTTATGGTGTCGTGCAGGTATTCGGCCAGCTTAA